ACAAAGACGTTTGCAGTATTTACAAGCATTACCCACTTTTGGTCATTTTGGCAAAGGTTGGACTAGGCGAGTTAATGAAGTGGAAGAAGAAGCTAAACAAATAGCATAATGACGGATTTTTACGATAAAGCATCAGACGTAGAAGCGCAACATCGGGAAGATGCCCTGCAAAATGTATTGCGGCGCAAAAAACCAGAATTTACTGGCTATTGTTGCGTTTGTAATGATGTTTCAATGCCTAATAGTCGGTTTTGCTCACCAGATTGCAGAGAGCAAGAAGAATTAATGGCAAAAATAAAAAGAATTAACGGCAAATTATAAGTATTATTTGCTTTTTACTAAGTATTATCTGACCCGAACGACCTTATTTTTCTTTAATAATGCTTCGTATTCTTGTTTTCCAAGGTCATCTAACTTGCGCATAGGCAATTCTTGGTAATATTTAAACTTATCCTGGTATTCTTTTAACTCGCTTGGTGCTTGCCAACCATGTATGATTTTCCATCTTTCGGTAATGCAAGTTCCAACTGGCGTATAGATGTAATCATTTTTTTTAATTGTGACCATCTTCATCCCTCCTGGTGAATTTCTCCAATGATAAGGCAAAAATGGCAACAATCGCCAAAGTGACTGCGCCCCCAAATGCTAAGAATAAAAACAAATCAATTATTTCGTCCATCTAATATCTCCGCTAAATCTAAAAGAACCCCTCTGATTTCATCAGGCACAACAATAACTTCCGTTGAGGAAATATTTGACCATCCCGAACTTTGTCCAATATTTGATTGGCTTGCTTTTTGGTAATTTGTAATTCTTTTTTTGAGAGTTGTAAGTTCATTAAGTCGATATTTATTCTCTGAATAATATTTGCTTTTAAATTCTCCATGAAGTTCTTTTCTTCTATCTTGAATGATTCGTAATACATCATTAATATCCATTCTTTTCCTTTAATTTAGCTTCTATTGCTTTAGCAAATCCAATCATGTCTGGAATACTACAATCTTCACTTACCCAAGATTCACTTAATCCTAAAACACCTTTGATTTCATACTCATTTAAACTTATCCATTCTTTAGTTTGTGGTTTGGTGTAGAGAGGTATTTTTGGCAAATTAACTACTGTTGAAGTTTCCCAAGATGTGTATTTAGCCCATTCAAGTTTGCGTTGTTCAACATTAATATATGCCACAGGCTCATCTTGCTCTGGAGGCTCCCAAAACTCACATTCACATACATATCTATCTTCACTATGACTAGCATTACGAACAAACCCATGAGGGGCATCTGGGTGTGTTTTACATTTAGGCTCACCCTGCTCTTGGTTTGATTTTTCTTCAATAACCTTATAGTGACCAACTAAGCACCCTTCAATACCATCAGGACAAGGTATTCTTTCCGCTTTTTTACCGCCAATCTTATTGTTCCAGTTCATTGCTTCTTTAGTCATGTGTTACTCCTTTATGCCGTGGGCGGATTCAGCGTAGCGAACACCTTGAATAAAGGAATATTGATAAGCTCCACTAACCATATGATGTTGAAATTTTCTAATTTCCTCATCCGTCAAAGGCTTGCGTTTTGGTGGTTTTGTGTAAAGTTTTGCGCCAATAAGTGATTCAGCATCAATGCCTTTTCGTAACATTCCTTCAATAATCCCACCAATTTTTATTTTAGTAACTAACACTATGGGCTCATCCTGCTCTTGCTTTAATGCTTCTTCTAGGTATTCAACAACTGATTGCAAATGGTCTGATAATGAGTCTTTGCCACAAAAACATCTGTTGTATTCGCCTTCATCATGGAGAAAACAATTGTCTCCGTGTGGTCGCAAATTGTCTTGTGCGATTTTCATCGCCTCAATCGCTTGTTTCAATACTTTTTTAGTCATGTGTTACTCCTTTATGCCGTGTGCGGATTCTATAGCTCTGGCAAATGCGTAAAGTTGGTTGTATTGACGGTCTATATCTAAAGTTGAATCAAAATAAATCTCATCTATTTGCTGATTCGTTAAAGGCTTACTTTGCTTTAGTGCTTCTATTAAAGATTCAATTGCCAAATCATTGACTACATCTTTTTTTTCTAAAGGGTTTCCCTGATTATCATAATATGTGCAATTTGTTAATGCTTTAAGGGCTTGTTTCATTACTTCTTTATTCATAGCTCAACTCCAAAATGTTTCTTAATATGATAACTGGGCCATTCAACTTTCATAGTCACCTGAGCCATGCCTTCATCAGCGGCCTTTATACATTCTTTAACAATCAACTCGGCAAACTTATGAAGCAATTTAGATTCGTTGGTGTGAATTCCAGACTCAATAGCAAGTTCTTTAATTCGTTTGTTTATTACTTCTTTAGTCATAGGTTTTCACACAAAGTTTTAGCCAAAGCCATCATCGCTTTTTTAAAATCTTCGTCAGTTTCTATTTTGCGCAATTCCCAAAACAAAGTTCCATCTGGTTCAATCCGAAAAACTTCTTTTCCAAACTCGCTTGTAATTTTGAAATAGTGTTCTTCTTGTAATTTAAGTGGTTCAAGCATCATATTCTTCCTTTATTTCTGTTAGTTTTTCAATAATTAATTCAAAATCTTCATCATCAAATAATTTGGTTACATCGTTATTTTCAAACCAAATTGCATTAATTTGATATTCATCTGGAGTATCTGGTTCGTTTAACTGACCCCATTTGTCCTTACTTCCCTCGCATCCAGGCTCAAAGCTAAACTCTACGTCTATGCTTCCATTCTTCCATTCGACTGTTTTTGTAATCATGCGTTCTTTCCTTGCGATAGCGTTTGCAATTATCTTTTTTTTCATAAATCATCTTTAATACTAGCCAACTAATCATTATGCAGAAAAAATAAGGAAATGATTCATAAGCCAATATTAAGAGTAATTTATTCATTCTTTTGACCAAATGGTTTCACATTCAGTTTTAGCAATTCCCCAACCCTCACATTCTTTTAGATATTTTTCTCTTAATGGGTTTTGCTTTTCTGGTTCAATTACCGTTTGACTGATAATTTCTTCTTTAGGTTCTGCGGTTTTGACGGCGGGTTGATGGGTCAATATCACATACACGACCACAACACCTGCAACCATGAGTAATTGCCGCCAAAACACCATAACCAACAATGCCAAGGCTACTGCACCGTAATCAAAGTATTGGTTCACAATACACCCCAACTGGTACTAATACTTTGCCCTGCTCGGTATGAACACTCAAATAATTTATATTTGGGTGCATCTTGGCGTAAATACATTGTTTAGACTGCTGAACCACTTCGTTGTTATCCATCGCTTCTACCCCCTTAAAATTAAGCAATGGATACACTTTTGGCGGCGGTGTTTCTTGTTTGACCTGGCTTGCACAACCAGTCATTAAAATAAATGCTAATAATATTAATTTTTTCATTTGTTTTCCTTTTCTTTCATCATTGCATCTGCCATTTGGTATGCGGCCTTAGCTGTTTGTTCTGGAGTAACCCCCTCATAAACAATTCCTTCCATAGCCAACCCCGCAAACCAATCCCTTAAAGTTGGTTCTTCATTTGGACTTTCAATTTCAAATATTTTCATTTGTTTTCCTTTGTTTCGTATGTAAGTGATTGCAAATTAGCAATTGAATTATCAATTTGTTTTATTTTTGCCCAATAATCCTCTTGAATTTTTTTCTTTTCTTTATTAAGTATTTCAATTTGTCTTGCAGTTGGGTCAAAATTATCAGGAATTTCAACATCAAATTCATGTTTCATAACAATTACTCGATATTGAGTTTCCATTTCAAACGGGAAAAAATCATATTGAGGATCACCAATATGACCTAAATCTTGATGTATAAATCCTTTCATTGTTACTTTCATTTCATTTCCTTTAAAGTTAATATATTAAAACGGATTATCAGATTCCATATCGCCAAAACCGCTTCGATCAATTTTGGGTTTTTGATCTTCTTTTGGTCTTGTTTTGTCAAATGGGTCATTTAAATAGCACCAACCATCCCAACCGCCTCTAACAACAGGTATGTTGTCAATCTTAATCATGTCGCCATATTTGGTTTCTATCAGCCGTCCAACGGTTCGATAGACATTCTTTTCTTGTCCATTTGCATCGGTGTATTTTTCAATTACTGCAACCAATTCTTTTTTTGTTTTTGACATTTTTGTATCCTTTATAAAAATCTAACTACTTCAACACCCCGATCAATAATCCTGGTCGCATACGTTCCTTTGCCCCAATTGGTCGAACACCAAGCACTCAAGGAACTTTGCAAGTGTTCAGGCTCAAATTCGCCATTTGGGATTAATACAGAATTACCTATTCCAATATCTTTAACGTATGGAAAATAATAGTTTTTAAGCGTACCCATTGCATATTTCAAGGGTCGTTTTTTACTATCGTTAACTTCCAAATTACCCATTTTTTTACCATTTGGAGTAATAATTGCAAATTGGCATTTCATGTTTTGCAAAATTTGAACTGCTTTGTTAATTGCTACATCTTCAATGGTGCTAATTTCGGTCAATAAATCCATGATTATTTCGCCTTCTCTAAAATTTGTTGTTCCAATAAATCCACTTCAGTTAAAAATTGATCTAACGCTTTTTCGTATGCCGCCAACTCATCCTTGGTCGGCACAAATCTAAATACAAACAACTTCAGCTTTTCGGGCATATCTTCGTTGTAACTAATAAAGTCGCAATATTCAGCACCAGTAGTCAATATGTTGTGAATAACTTGTGCGTAATAGTTTGGTGGCACTCGATTTTCTTCAATATATTCGTAGTGAATTGCAGGTATTGGGCATTTGATTTCAATGATTCCCTTACGGTTATCCACAAATCCATCAACAGAACAACCGTATTGTTTACCATCCTGGTAACAAAAACCTGCTTCTTCGATCATGTTGCCAGATTGAATTTCATAAGCCATACGAGCAAACTTCTCAAGTTCGTTACCCCTTTCGATGTGTTTGTTGGTAAAGTTTTCCTCTGAAATTTTCTTTGTAATGCGTTGGAGGGACAATTGAAAACGGTAATTGCGGCGGGTAGTCGCTTCAGAACCTTTTGTACGCCCTTGGGCGATGACTGCTGATGCGTTACTACCAGTTGCCTTGCCCAAACGATCTACGAACCATTCTGGCGTTCCCTGCTCATTTGCGGAAATGATTAAGTTACTCATTGTTTTCCTTTGGTTCTACGTCCGTAATAGTTTTTTCTTTTTCCAATTTTTCAAGGTAAGCCCTGCGCTCTTTGACCGCATCCTTAAAATCCTTGTTATTGGTCTTGTTGTCCAAAAATGCTTTATTGCCCTCTTGCCAAACTGAAGCCAACGCATCAAGGTTTTCTGACGTTTTAGCCGCTTCAATCCAATCTGCAATTTGCGAATCGTTCATTTGCACTATGGGTAGTGGTTTAACGTCCTGGGCTTCTTTAATTCGCTGATATTCATCTTCGTCAAAGATTCCAACGTAACCAAATGCAAGCCTGGCGCATTGAATCAATGCTTTGTGCCGCAACATCCTTTTGGTATGAGTTTGCCAAGCACCAGTCACCGTAGAACCGTATTTGCTTGTAAATTGTGCTCTGTAAGTTTCGTCCAAGTATTCACGAACCCGAATAGGCTTTTCCCTATCTTTGCGGCTTATGATGCACTCAATCCATTCAGGACAAGGTTTAGCACCTTCCATCGTGACCATCACATCAGACTGCGCAAACTCGATGCCGTCCAAAGTTTTGTTTTCGTTAATGATTCGTGACCAACCATCAATTCCCACAACTGGGACGATGCCGTTGTTTTTGTCAGGAAAAGCGTAAATCTCTTTGGTAAAGGGATTCAAACCATACTGATTGGCAACAATTAAAAGGGCGGTTAACTGCGCTTCGGTAGCTTCGCCCTTAAATGCGGTTTGTTTAAGTGTTTGAACCAAGTTTGCATCTGAACCCATTCCAAAACGGTCAGCAAGCGTATTGCTAAGTGTAATTAATCCTGACATTTCAATTCCTCCAAACAAATGAATCAAGTACCATAACTATGATGGCAAAGGTATATGCAACCACAAATAATGCGGTTTCAACTTTTAAAAATAGGGGGGATTTTTCGATGGGTGTTTTCATTTTTTTTCCTTTATTAACGTGCAACGTCACCAACTAATTGACCGTCCATAATTTTGAACAGAACTGCTTTTGCTATGTTTAGGGTTTGTCTTGCAGATTCAGGGCAGTCGTTTGCAATAAATTCTTGGGCATCGCTTATAAGCCCCGCAACTATCATGTTTGCTCCAGTTGTTTTATATGTAAAACTGGTTTTAATACTGCGTTCAATATAAAGATCAATATCAGGTATGCCGTACATTTCGCTTTGATTGTTTTTCATTTAATTTCCTTTTTAATTTACTTTTGAATTTAATTTATGGGGAATTTCACCCCATCCAATCATTAAAACGTAAAATCGTAATATTTTTCCATTTGTCCGATTCTTAATCCCCCAGTACCTTTTACCCATCTATTGGTTTCGGGATTTCTGTAAACCCTTGTCCAATAACCAGTAGCATCTTGGCGGTAATAGCTGATGTTGCCGCCATCGGCGTAAGGTAAGTATTCATAACTTTGAGATTCTGTAAGACCACCGCTATCGGTTCTGATGGCGTTCATTTCTTCAACCGCTATTGCAGTTAATTTGCCAATCATAAAAACTTCAGTAATCCTGCCAGGATAGCGGTCAGTCCAACCAAGCATTGTTACGCCCATGCCTACTTCTGGGTTTGGTTGACCATTTGTGCTACGAGCATAAATGTTGTTGATGAGGCTTGCAGTTTGTGTTCCGATTTTCATTTTTTTTCCTTTTTAAGTTTTTATTAAAAACATCAGTTTCTGTCCTGATGCTTCTTATTGTCTACGAAATTTGACAAAATAAACAAAAAACCCGATAAATATTTCAATGTGTTGTTTTTTTATCAACATTTGTTGATACAATTACAACATGGACATTCAAAAAGCAATAGAACTAGCAGGAAGTCAAAGCAAATTAGCCCGAATATTAGGAGTATCTAGGGCGGTTGTCCATTCTTGGACAAAAAGAAGTTTGCCTGAAATGCGAATTTGGCAATTAAAAGTATTGCGACCTGAATGGTTTAAGTTATAATTTTTTTCAAATACGGCTAGGGTAGCTCCCGAAAAGACGATTCGTTACCGTCCTGCCGACATTGTTTTAGTAACGGCAACCAATTAACGTAAGGTTTAAATGGCAACATTAACTCTCAAAAAAGCCAAACCTATTGGCGAAATTTCTCTCCCCAATCTTGATGGCAAATTTGTCGTTATGCGACAGTCTCGCCATGTCAAATCATTTAGATTTACCTGTTACATGGATACGCATGAACAAGCCATGCGTGAAGCTAATAGGTTAACAAAAGCTAACCAAACAGAGCGTTATCTTGTGCTTCAAGTACAAGGTTCCGCTGATTGGGAGGCTTAATGCACTATTACAAATTTAATATTGCCGATTATCGGAAAGATACGGGGCATTTAAATACTATCGAGCATGGCATTTATCGTCAGCTTATTGATTGGTATTATTTGGATGAAAAACCAATCCCACATGAAACCCAAGTGGTTATCAGGCGGTTACGTTTGGGTTCTGACGAGGAAAAATATTTAGAAATAATCCTTAAAGAATTCTTTAAAAATACGTCCAAAGGATATGTACATACAAGAATTGAAGTTGATATTCATGGTTATCAAGAAAATTCTGATAAAAATAGAGCCAATGGAAAGCTAGGTGGCAGACCAAAGAAAACCCAGTCGGTTATTTCTGGGTTATTAAATGAAACCGAATCAAAAGGCAACCATAAACCATTAACCATTAACCAAGAACCATTAACCAATATAAATACTATACAGGCGGGAAACAAGTTTCCCCCTTGTCCTAGTCAGCAGATTTTAGAATTATGGAAAAAGCATTTGCCACATTTAACGCAACCCAGAACCTGGGAAGGCAATCGGCAGTCAAACCTTAAAAACCGTTGGATACAGGCAAGCAAGCACTCCGATTACTCTGACGGCTACACAAACTTAGAAGAAGGCATCCATTGGTGGGATTCCTTTTTTGAGTACATCGCAAAAGACACAAAACTGGCAAGCGGTTTCGAGAGCAAGGATAGAACCTGGAAGCCAGATTTGGAGTGGGTGGTAAATGCAAGCAATTTTCAAAAAATTATTGATGGGAAGTACAACAAATGAGTTTTAAAAAATCAACAACGCAAGAATCAGAAGTTGACGATTCAAAGTATTATTGTTCTGTATCAGGATGCGGGGCAAGATGGTCAATCAACCTTGGGATACCAAAATGTTCGTATCACCAATGGAACAGGGATACGCATAGTGGATACGAAAATATTTACATGAAGTTGGAAACCCCAATTAATGACGGCAGGGATTGGGCACGATTGATACTTCAAAAATATCAGATGGGTTATAAAGTCAGACCTATCAGCTTAAAATTTGCTAAAGAAGCATTAAGGATTACAGTTGAAACTTGAGCAAATGACCTGGAATGAATTTGAGGAAGAACTATTACAGTTTTATGCTCAATTGGCAAATTCAAAAGGTTGGATTGATGAAGCAAGGCGGGCGGTCAGGCAAGTTGAAAAGTTATTTCCTGGTTTTGGTCAAAAAGTAGCTAAACGAATGAAAGAATTAAAAAATGAATGATGAAATACGCAAAAAAATAGTACATATCAATGCTGATATGGCTAAAAAAACGCAAACAATAACCATGTCAGTTGATGAATGGTTTATGGAATATTCTGAAAGACTAGCAAAAGAAATATTAGAACATTGCATAAAAATCGTGACTGAAGAAGAATTCAAGATATTCAAAACAATTGCGCATCCAGAAGTTGGAACGTTTACGCCGTACATTGCAATGGAACTTAAAAACCAATTGGGGGAATTATGAAAGTATTATCAACGCCATCAGAATACATTTCTCAGAAGATGATGATGAACTATTATTTGTTTCTTGCTGAAAATGAATTTATTGAAGGTAATGACCAAACAAGTTGGGAATGGTTATTTAAATATGCTCAATACAGATACAGTATTGACCAAATGGTGTTTGATTAATGCGCAGGGCGGCTAGGCGGGACGAAAATGAGCCAGATATTATTAAAGCACTCAGACAAGTTGGAGCATGTGTTTATCCAATGGATGAACCATGCGATTTATTGGTTGGATTCCGTAACCAAACAATTTTGATGGAAATTAAAAATCCAAAAAATAATTACGGTAAAAAAGGGTTTAACAAAAATCAACGTGAATTTTTTGAAAGTTGGCGAGGCGGTATTTATTTCGCAGTTGATTCAGTTGATGCCGCACTCAGGGTTTTAAATGTAATAAAGGAAATTAAATGACAAAAGTTGAAGCAGTTGTATTACTAACCGAACATTTTAGCGAAGGATTAGTTAGAACTATTATTGATGCAATAGTTGAAGATGAACGTGAGGAATGTGCAAAGGTGTGTGATGCTATGGATAGCATAAGCGATTACTACACATTAAGGGTTGAGTTAGTTTGTGCTCAAGCTATTCGTGCAAGGGGACAAGAATGAGTGAAGCACCACATAAAGCCGTTGATTTCATTAGGGATAACGCCGCCGCATTTGGTAAAGCTAAATCCAACAGGGTATTTTTGGAAGAATTTAGGAAATCCAAAAAAGCATTACTTATGAAAGATGCGCTTTTAAAAGGGATTGAAGCCGCCAACGCCCAAGAACGTGAAGCATACGCAGACCCTGAATACGAAAAACTGCTAAAAGGGCTTGCAGAAGCCATCGAAACCGAAGAAACGCTAAAGTGGCAAATGACCGCCGCAAGCCTGAAAGTTGAGATTTGGCGAACCGAAGAAGCTACAAACAGGGTTCAAGACAGGGCGCACCAATGAACTCCAAGCTAACCCAAGCGGACAGGGATTATTTGTTTCATGTGAAACAATTACCCTGCGGAGTATGCGAAGCACCCCCGCCATCGTCCGCACATCACATTAAACAGGGGCTACACCATACCTGCATACCCCTTTGCGCCGATTGTCACCAGGGCGGTTTTAACGGCATACATGGACAAAGGCGCATCTGGAACATAAAGAAACTGGATGAACTAATAGTTCTCAACAACACCATCAAAAAGCTATTTCAGAAGTATGATATTATTTAAAAATAATATATTAGGGGGTATCCAATGGCATCATTCAACGCAGTTCAAAAGGTAGAAAAGTTTTTATTAACAAACCCTGGCAAGAAAACCCTTGCAGAAATCAGGGATGGTAGCGAAGCGTTAAGATCACAGGACGTAAGCATGGCACTCAATTACCTGCTACGCAAGGAAAGGGTAACAAGGGAAGTCGTTAAAAACACAAACCCAAACGGTCGCAAAACAGTATTCTTGTACACCTACAAAGAACCAGTAACACAATAATATTATGGGCAGAAAAAGCAAGCTATCACCCGAACAATGGGAAGAAATTAAGAGAAGGCACATTGTCCTTGGGGAATCTGTTAACTCGCTTGCCAAGATGTATGGTGTTAACGAAAAAACCATTCGGATATATTTAGGACAAAATAAAACTCCGAAGCAGTCCGAAACTCCGAACTCGGAACAAAAAACCATTAAGGAAGCCATTCAGGATGCTTCAATAACGGTCATAGAAGCCCTCAAGTCAACAGGATTGCCCGAAGATGACCAAAGGATAGCCCTTGAACTTGCAAACACTCTGACAAGCGTTAAAAGCAAGCTGAGTGAGACTGCAAACAATAATCTAATCGTAGCCCTTGAGTTGTCCAAAATATCCAGGGAAGGCGTAAAGCATATAAAAAGTGAAACAGGCGTTGATGTTGATATGCTCAAGCAATTACAAGTATTAGGAAACGTCACAAACAATTTTGCGTTCCTGGGCAATGAAGTTAACAAGTCAGCCAAAGCCAAAATCGAAGTTGATAACGACCTGCTGATCGAAGGCGGATTACCTTTGTGAAAATAATACTACCAACCCTGCACAGTGGTCAGGTCGATATATTTAAACAACGTACCAGGGCGAATATTGTCAGGTGCGGTCGGCGATGGGGAAAGACTAAGCTACTGGAAACAATCGCTTGTAATTCGGCGGCGTTTGGCGAATCGGTAGGAATATTTGCCCCTGAATACAGGCAGTTGCAAGAACCTTGGGATCATATTAAGGAAATCCTGCAACCTATTATTATTTCATCCTCCAGGAGTGAGGGAACAATTAAGGTTAGGTCAGCCAACGGAAAACAAGGCAAAGTTGATTTTTGGATACTGAATGACAATGAATTAGCAGGTCGAGGGCGGGAATATAACAAAACTTTGGTGGATGAGGCGGCGTTTACGAAGTCACCCCAAATGCTCGATATTTGGCGCAAGTCGATTAAGCCCACAATGTTGACCACTAAAGGCACTTCATGGGTATTTAGTACGCCCAACGGTATAGATGCCGAAAACTTCTTTTATGAGGCTTGCAACAACCCCGAAATGGGTTTTACGGAGTTTCATGCCCCAACCAGTACAAATCCTTATGTACCCGCAGATGAACTCGAAAAAGAACGCCTGGTCAATCATCCCCTGGTATTTAAGCAGGAGTTTTTAGCCGAATTTGTAGATTGGTCAGGAGTTGCGTTTTTTTCGATGGACAAAATGCTTGTGGATGGCAAGCCAGTACCCTACCCTCAAAAATGCGATGGTGTTTATGCGGTGATTGATACTGCGGTGAAATCAGGCAAAGAACACGATGGAACTGCAATTATTTATATCGCAATGAATAAGTATTATGGTCATCCCCTAGTAATACTTGACTGGGATATTGTGCAAATTGACGGTGCAATGCTTGAAAATTGGATGCCAAGCGTTTTCAGCAGACTAGAAGAATTGTCCAAGGCAACCAGTTGCAAGCTAGGTGTAGTTGGCAGTTTTATTGAGGATGCGGCGGCAGGTTCAATACTACTTCAGCAGGGGCGAACCAGGGGATGGAATACTCATGCAATAGATAGTAAACTCACTTCAGTTGGAAAAGATGAACGTGCAATTAGCGTTTCTGGTCATTTTCACCAAGAAAAGATTAAAATCAGCGATTATGCGTTCGATAAGGTCGTTAATTTTAAAGGCGCAAGCAGAAATCACTTGATTACTCAGGTCACAGGCTTTAGGATTGGCGATAAAGATGCGCACAAAAGAGCAGACGATTTGCTTGACGTTTTCACTTATGGGATAGCAATTGGAGTTGGTGATAAATATGGCTACTAAAGGATAAATATGTCATACGTTACAGTAAGTAATACTGCCGTTAATTCGGAATTGATGCAGATTTTAGAAGCCAATGAAATCCAACCAGGTTCAGATTTAGGCTATCAGCTATGTAAGTTATTGTGGGAATTTCACCCACTTGGCGGGAAATTGGTTGAAAAGCCAATCAAATTAGCCCTATCTAAGCCCCGAATCATTGCGGTGGATGCCGAACCCAAAGATATGCTTGTTGATGCGTTTAACAGGGAATGGGAAAGTCTTGGCGCAACGGCGCACATTCGTGACACCATGTTTCTGAAAAGGGTTTACGGTGCATCAGCTATCGTTTACGGCGCACCCAATATTCCAACAACAGAGCCAATTGACCCTTGGAAACTTTCCGAACTTAATTTGTATTTCAACCAATTAGACCCGCTGAACTTGGCGGGTTCTATCGTTACCAACCAGAACCCCAATGCTCCAGATTTTCAAAAGCCATTACCTTACACAACTGCCGCAGGTCAACCTTATCATCCAAGCCGTTCAGTTGTGCTATTTAATGGCACTCCTATTTATTTAAGTTTCCAATCGTCAGGATTTGGTTTTACTGGTCGTTCAGTATTCCAAAGGGCTTTATACCCAATGAAGTCGTTTGTTCAGTCGATGGTGACTGATGACCTAGTGACGTTCAAGGCGGGATTGTTAATTGCCAAGCAAAAACCCGCAGGTTCAATTGTTAATCGTTTGATGCAGACTGCCGCAGGTATCAAGCGCACCTATTTGCAGGAAGGCGTATCTGGCAATGTATTATCAATTGATATTGACGAAGCCATTGAAGCGTTAAATTTGACCAATACTGATACGGCGATGACAACGGCAAGAAATAATATTATTGCTAATATTGCCGCCGCCTCAGATGTTCCCGCTTTACTGTTAAAGGACGAAGCGTTCACCCAAGGATTTGGAGAAGGTACAGAAGATGCAAAAGCAATCGTCCAATACATTGATGGAATTAGGGAGGAAATGCACTCTCTTTATAAATTCTTTGACAAAATCGTTCAACATAGAGCATGGAATAAAGATTTCTTTGAAGCCGTTAAAAACAAATATCCTGAAACGTATGACAACAAAACGTATGAAGAAGCGTTCTATCATTGGCAGGAAAAATTCGATGCTTCATGGGAATCCCTCATGGAAGAACCCGAATCAGAGAAGGTCAAAGTTTCGGATATTAAATTAAAAGGTATGACCGAAATACTGCGCACGATGTTGCCAGTTATTGACCCAATGAACAGGGCAAAATTGATGGAATGGGCGCAAGATAATATCAATGAAATGCCTGATATGTTCCAAAGCCACTTGGATTTGGATATTGAAAATCTAATGGATTATGAGCCGCCTACCCCAATGCCTGAACCTAAAGAACCTGCGGCAAAGGATTAATTGTGCTATTTAAAAACTTAATAAATAATACATTTGTTGTTGCAATTGATGGATTGGAACAAGATTATTTGCGAGATAAAAATTATCGAATAGCTAGGGATTCTGATTTTAAAGAATCGGAACATCCAAGAGATGCTGACGGTAAATTTGCATCATCTGGAAACACCAAAAGCCAAGAAGGTACTTTGGAAAGAATGAAAAAAGAAGTTCCAGAATCAGTTGAGAATGAAATATTTGGTGAAACTGGATATATATATTACACACCCCATAGACCAATTGAAAATTCTCAAGAAAAAATGTTAGGCACAAAAATTAAACCTTTACATGAAAGAGTTTTTGTATCTGATAAACCATTAAGTTCTGATAAATTAAATGACATTGAAGCAATACCAATTTCTCAAGAATCAAAGCATCAATTTGCTAAAGAATTAGCCGATTCGGGAGTTGTTGGGATGATGAACAAAGATGGTAAAAGATTTTCTTTTGTTCATAAAAGCACAAAACACGATGGAAAAATACAAATAACCTATTATGATAAAAGTGGTGCAATTCTTGATAGTCAACATAATGATAGAGCATCGGCTATTGAAGAATTAATTGAAGGTGGATTTATGAAAATTTTGCCTGAAGAAAAAGTAGGTTCATTGATTCAAAAAGTTATGGTGGGTTAAATGAAATTTAAAAATATTAAAACAGGCAATATTATTAATCTTCATGAACGGCTTATGCCGCTTTTTAAGTTTGTAATTCGTTCAGACGAATATGTTTTTGTAAACGATGATTTTAAAGAACATGAACACCCAAGAGACCCAAGCGGAAAATTTACTTCTGGCGGTGGTGGTGGGGGCGCATCAGTTGAGCCTACCAAGACAGAAAAGCCAAGTTTGGAATTGTTAAAAGCGTATAACAAAGGCTTGAAAGAAATGCCAGGTTCGCCTAAGCAAAAGGAAACTTTGCAAGAAATCGAAAAGCTAAGAAGTTCTGAACCTGCACCAACTGAAAAACCCGCAGAAAAAAAAGGCAGAGGATTTGAAAAAGGCGGCGTTGATAAGCATGGATTTGAAAGATCACCAGGACTAACCCCAAAACAAAGGCGAGTTGAAGGAACTTTTTACAACGCCATCAGAACCAATCAGCAACAATTGATTTCTGATTATTGGCAAGCAATGAAGAAAGAAAAGTTTTTCAATACTATTGATGCTGACCAGGTTAAGAAATTAAGCCCTGCGTTCAGAAAAGATATGTCGATGGTTGGCGCAGTCCATGAGCCAAGTTCTCATTTGTCAAAAGTCATTTACAAACAAGCGTTAGAGAAAAAAGCCAGAGAAAACGATAAAAGCCCAACAATGTTTACAGCAGGTGGAAGCGGTTCAGGAAAGTCGGCTACTTCCCCCCTTGCGGCATCTATGTTTGGATTGAAGGACGATAACCTGGTTTACGATTCGGTTATGTCAACATTCAAATCGTCCAAGCGCAAAGTTGACGAAGCACTTGATATGACCGAAGGTGATGCGGTGATTGTTTACACCAATACGCCTATTGAAAGGGCTTTAAAGTTCAACGCAATGCGTTCTAGGTCTGTATCTATTGACGTTCTAATTGAAGCGCATATGGGCGCATCTAAGACGGTGCATGAGATGCACGAACATTACAAAGACAATCCGAGAGTTAAGATGCAAATTATCAATAATTTTGACGAACCGCATAATGTGCATTTGGGTACATTAAAAGGCGTATTTAAATACGACCCCGCAGTTACCAGGCAAAAATTGGAACGCCAAGCTAAAGAAATGTTTGCTAAAGGCGAAATAGGTAAGGACAAGTTAAAAACACTTCTAGGGTAGATGTATTATAATAATAGACAAGGTGATTCAGTTCACCAGAAAGAGAGTATCTTATGAGTATTGATTTTGAAAAAGCTAAAACAGAATGGTTAAAAACTCTCAACGGTAAAAGTTTGGAGCAATACAAAGCCGAAAATGACCAACGCATTTTGCTTGCGATGGAGAAAATCGGCAACGAACCCAAAAATAAAAAGCTATGGGACGAAGCTGAAAGCATGGAAGATTCTGAATAGTTTAGAAAACAAAAGACCACAAATAACCCCCTTTAGAAATATTGGGGGTTTTTTTTCGACCAAAAAGCAACAAATTGCAAATAAATAATACTTATCCTATTGTGTTTATGCTTAATAGGTATAAAATAACAATTGTGGTGGTTAAGAAGTTAAAGGAGAAAAATCATGGAACTAGCAAGATACGGTTACTTGGTGATTCATGGAATTACGGAAGTTCGGGCGATATACCTGGCGGCAAAAATCAAAAGGCATTACGGTCGTGCGAGAGCCGCTTTAACGATGATTAGAAGATACGAAGCCACAGGTCATTTTTAACACTTTGAAAGGAAATCAAATGAAAGTTGCAGAAAAAATCAATTACCTTGGAATTTACATGGAAGCTACTCGTGCAGGTTGTGCGGCAGTCAATGGCATGGACGTTACGCCCGCAATTTTTACAAATGATGGCAAAGAATTCTTTTACGTTGCTGATGGTGCTTGCGGATTTGCATGGGTTGTCATTCGTGACATAAAGTTTGCAAACTTCCTGAAAAAAATGGGTGTCGGTCGCAAAAGATACAACGGCGGTTATTTGATCTGGGTATTTGATTACAACCAGAGTATGCAGAAAAAAGAAGCATACGCCGAAGCGTTTGCGCAGGTTCTAATAGATAACGGCATTAATGCTTATGCTGAGAGAAAATTAGATTAATCAATGCCCCTGCGGGGGCTTTTAAAAGGAAATCAAATGACGTACGAACAAGCAAAAAAAATAGTGGGAAGACAACCCAAATGGGCAATTAAAAATATGCTCAAAGCCCTGCAAATGCTCCCTTGGTTAAATACTGATGAAGACAACGAAAGATTACTGGCTTGCAAAATTTACTTGAAAGGAAATAAAGAATGAAATTTACCAAAGCAAAAAATATTTGGCAAATGACCAAAGATGAAATGGCAAAGTTGCCAAAAGGTCAATGGGTTTATGCAGGTGAAAAATCAAGTTTAGGCAGGTTTTACGGAGTTCGGAAAAGTGGAGTTGTAGTTGTTGCTTGGAAGGACAACGCAAAAAATAACGATTACTTCGATTACTGCAAAAAACTTTACCAATATTCTTTAAATTAATTTGTTGCAATTATGCCTAATCAGTATATTTATATGCCAATTAGGTATAAAATAAAGGCTTAGAAGGTAATAAAAAAAGGAAATTAATCATGTATGTAGTTTATGAACCAAATATCCAATTAAATGCAAAAAATCAAAAAGTTATTGAAATTTGTAGAAATGGTGGATACGTTAAATATCAATTGGAAAAAAACTATTTCGGTCAAGAAAAATTTCAAATTCGTGTTTATGATTTAAATGGTGATGTAGTGAAAGGGTTTGGGTATAAAGCAATTTATAACGCAATTGCAAGTGGTATTTTGGTTAAAAAAGAAATTCCAAATACAAGTGCTTATGCAACTATTTGGGCAATTTAATTAATTATTGAAAGGAAATCAAATGGAAACAATTTTTGAACACTTCCCAATAACAAACAGCCAAGTAATCGGTATCGCCCCTGACGGAACAACATTAAGAACCTGGAACGAAGGCGAAAGAACTTTCATGGAGACTTACGGTTACACCCCTCCAATTGGCGAATTCGGTATCAGATATGGTTTAGTAATTGTGGTTGAAACAACTTAAAAAGGAAATCAAATGGAACTCCAACAAAATCAATTTTGGCAAACCAGAGCAAGGGGAACAAACGACCAGGAATATCAAATTTACCTGGCTTGTGCTGATGACGGTAACGGTGGTGACATTGGCAGAAATGGTGAACCGCTTTTAACTTATGAGGAGTGGTTAGCAAACTAAAAATAATTTGTTGTAAATATACCAAACTAGAATAAACAATGCTAATTTGGTATAAAATAAAGTCTGAGTTAGGAAATTAAACAAACAAACAAAGGAAATAAAATGAAAAGAACACCAAGTATCCCCGCCCAAGCCGCTACGATGATTAGAAATTATCTAAAAGCAAACAACATTGCAGGTAGCGTAAAAAGTGAAATTTATAGCATGGGCAGTAGCGTTAATGTTTACGTTACTGACATAGAGCCAGAAGTATTAGACAAATTAAGAACCTTTGCTAATCAATTCCAATACGGTCGTTTTGACGGTATGCAAGACCTTTACGAATACACAAATAGTAGAGATGACCTGCCCCAAGTCAAATACGTTTTTGTTAACAACACACTTAGCCCTGAACTTAGTCAAGAGATTTGGAACTTTGCCAGAAACTATTACGCAGGAATGGAAGATGCGCCAGAAGATCAAGCCCTGGCAAGCAAGTTTTATAACCCACAAATGAATGAATACGGCAACACCATTATTTGGATGTTGTTCGATGGTAAATACATGAGGGATGGTTACTGGAATTTTGCGAAAGGTATTGAGGAAGTTTTAGAGGCTTAATTTTTAACAATCAACCTGCCCCCCAAGTGGGGGCTTTTTATTATGGAAACAAAAACACGAAACAGGGGCGCATTTGGATACGTTCCAAATCCTAGCGAAATAATACTTGCCAGGGGTAATTTATCTCAAGCCAAATGCGCTTCTTTAATTTATACTACCCAAGTTCGTTGGAGCAATTACGAAAACGGCAAAAGTCGAATACATCCTGCGATGTGGGAATTATTTCTTGAAAAACGAAAAAGGCTAAGTAATGACGTTTTATGAAGTTTTGACCGAAGCAATTAACGACATAATGGAATATGGGTTCGATTCTGAAAAAAGACTTCAGGATTGGATGGAAACAATTAAAATTGCCGCTTACAACAGTTTAATCCCTGAATCGCAGGTCGAGCAGGAAATGATTAAAGCAATGACCGCCGCATATACCAGATTGGTCGTAAAGGGCGGATTGGTCAGAAAAAACGTCACCAAATACGATGTTGAACGGCTTAAGCCAAAATTAAGAAACGAACTAGACCGCAGAATTTCAACTGCGGCTAACCTTATTAAATTAAACCGCCAAGAAGCCATTAGCAACACCCTGCGAAGGTTTCAAGGATGGGCAACGTCCATACCCCCAGGCGGTAGCAAAGTAACGGACAGGAACAAAACTAAGAAGGATATTAGAAAATCCTTGAGTGCTATTACTTTTGAACAACGCAGGGTTGTAATAGATCAAACCCATAAATTGGTTTCAAATATTAATGATATTGTTGCGGTTGATAACGGCGCAATTGCGGCGAAGTGGCATAGTCATTGGCGGCAGGTAAACTATGATTACAGAAAAGATCATAAAGAACGTGACGATAAGATATATATTATTCGCAACTCATGGGCGGACGAAAAGGGATATTTAAAGCATCCCAATGGTTATACCGATGAAATAACGCAACCAGGCGAAGAAGTATTTTGTAGGTGCAATTACCAATACATCTACAATTTAAGTTCGGTAAAAGAATTGTTGACAACAAAGGGCGAAAAAGCACTACAATCTGCCAAAATTACTTTTAAATAATTTATGCCATTTGAATCGGAAGCCCAAAGAAAAGCTATGTATGCCGCCGCAAGCGGTCATGGCAATATTGGCATCCCTAAAGAAGTGGCAAAGAAATTTATTAAACACTCAGAAGACGGCGATATTCCTGAAGAATCTACGCCCCTTGCAACTCCCGAATTTAAAGAAGATGATGCTGACCCTTGTTGGGAAGGTTACAAACAATTAGGAATGAAGCAAAAAGGCGGCAAAGAAGTGCCCAATTGCGTTCCAGAGGATGATTCTGAGGCTTGGGAGACCAAGGAAGGTAAGAATAAAAAAGGCGGTTTAAATGCCAAAGGCAGGGCTTCTTACAACAAAGAGCATGGCGCACATTTAAAAGCCCCTCAACCTGAAGGCGGGTCAAGGAAAGAATCATTTTGCGCCCGAATGTCAGGCATGAAAGAAAAGCTAACTTCTGACAAAACAAAACACGACCCAAATTCCAGGATTAATTTAGCATTAAAAAAATGGAAGTGCGATGCTGATTGGGATAGTTCCAAAGTTCAATCAGAATTAAAAGGCTTGTCAGCCAAATTAGCAGAAATTACTAAAAGTATTACAACTTTAAAAGCTGATGATTTAGCCGTTGAAAGAATTGCAACTGGTTCAAAATCTGATGCTATGCCAATTGACAAAGATGCAGGGGCATTAGGTCGTGCCGCAGGAATAATGTTTTTGACCAATGACGGCAAAGTATTATTGATTCGCAGGGGAGATGGTGGCGATTATCCTCAAACTTGGGCAGTACCAGGCGGTCATCAAAATAAAGAAGATGCAAACTTAGAAGAAGCGGCTAGGCGTGAATGTTTTGAAGAAACAGGTATCAAGTACGAAGGCAAGTTGGAAGTATTATTTGATGACGGTCAATTTTGTACTTATATTGCCAGAAATTTTGAGCAAGTTCCAGTAACTTTGAACCATGAATCAACTGGATTTGATTGGTGTCATGTTGATAATCCCCCAATGCCTTTGCACCCAGGACAAAATATTTGTTTCAAAATTGCAAGTGCAAAAACAGAATTCGATTATGCTGAATTAATTAGGCAAGATTTATTGCCAAGCCCTCAAATGTATGCTAATGTTATGCTATTAGCTATTCGCATTACAGGAACAGGGTTAGCTTATCGTTCAAGTATTGGTGAGCACGTTTGGCGTGATTCCAGTTTATATTTGAATGATGACTTTTTAAAGCGTTGTAATGGGTTGATTGTGATAATGGATCACCCTGAAACTGCGGTTTTGACTTCCAAGGAATTCAAGGACAGAGCAGTTGGAAGTATTATTCTGCCTTATATTAAGGGAGATGAAGTTTGGGGTATTGCGAAAATCTACGACCAAGATGCGGTAAACACCATTTTGACCGAAGAAGTTAGCACTAGCCCATCTGTTGTTTTTGACCAAACAGCAGGTAACACGACACTAACGACTGAGAATGGAGAGCCACTCTTGATCGAAGGTGTACCATTTCTTTTAGATCATATTGCTATCGTAACTGAAGCAAGGGGTTCTAAAGGAGTATGGGACAAGGGTGGCGAACCCGCAGGAGTATTATTAACTAACCAAGAGGTATCTGAAATGACAGACAACAAAGTAGAGCCGAAAGCAGATGCTCAAGGCGATAAACTAGATGCCATTCTTTCGGCTCTCAGCTCCATGAGTGTGAGAATTGATGAGATGGAAAAAAATCTTCCCGCCCCTCCACTCGTTACTGCCGCTGATAAAAAGCGCAAAGACGAAGATGCGAAAATGGACGATGATGATGAGGAATCAGAATCAGAAGCCAAACACTTCATGGAACGCAAAATGGATTCCAAAAAGCGTAAAGATGAAGATATGGAAGAAAAGCACATGGAATCAAGAAAAGCAGATAAGCATCGTAAAGATGATGATGACGAAGATGACATGAAAAAAGCCAAGAAAGATGCCGAAGGCTCTGACATGGGCGAAGAAAAAATGCCCTCAGGTGAAATGAAGCCTGATGACGATGATGCCAAGAAGGATGAAGAAGCTATGAAGATGGACGAAGCCGCCGCAGAATACGCAGATGCACAAGCAAAATGCGATTCAGTTTTAGCCGCTTTTGGTAAGTCAGCTTCCCGCCCACTACAAGGCGAATCATTGATGGCTTATAGGAAACGTCTTCTCAGAGGATTGCAAGCGTATTCTGATAGCTACAAGGATATTAACCTTGCAACTATAAAAGATGCAAAATTACTCGAATTAGCTGAAAAGCAAATTATGAATGATGCAATGACTGCCGCAAGAACATCTAGTCATGTTCCTGGAGATCAATTGATTGCTATTCAATCAAGAGATTCAAGCGGTCGTACAATCACTAAGTATCGTGGTTCAATGGAAGCATGGCTTGGCGATTTCAAAGTTCCTCCACAAAGAGCAACTACTTTCCATACACCTAACAACCAACGCTAAGAGGACTAAATTATGTCAAGTTCAATTGCTCTCAGCCCAATGCTGACCACAAATGCGCAAGGTTTATTTAACGTAAATTCCCAGGGTTATACCCAGGGCGATGCGCTAGATGACCCCGCAGTCAAGTTTGCTTTAGCAGGTGGCGTTTATTCAGCCGCCGCAACTAGCCCAATTTGGGGTGGTATTCCAATTCAAGAATTTAGTCCTGGGGCTTCTGGTCAGCCAGGTACTAATACCCTTGGAAGCACAATTTCTGCCGCAACAGGAAGTGCCGCACCAACAGGTATCTTGGTTTACAACCAGGCTTACCAAGGAATTACAACTCCACAGTCAACTGCGCCGTTGTTTACTCCTGGTATGTCAGTTAACTACTACCGTTTTGGTTCTGGCGCAAGGATTCCTTTGGTTATTGAACCCGCTTCACTAACAATCGAAGGTCAATTGATTAGCACAACAGTTTATTATGATTACACTAATAACTGGGTTACTGTTACTCAGCCTGGCACTCAACCTGCACTTCCAGTAAAAGTTTTGAATGTAAGTACAACTGGTAATAAGACTGTTAGCTATTCAAGCGGAACAGGCTTTGCCAATTGGATTTATACCCAAAACGTGGCGTTGTGCCTAATCTAATCAAGGAGAATTAATATGTCAGGATTTGCACCGTCATTCGTCACAGTTAACCCCCACTTTATGTTGCCTGAGTTAATCATGCAATATAGCTTGGCTTCTGGCGCATTTACAACACTAGCAACTGAAAACCCAATGCCCCGCCTTGGTGAAGCAGACTTGTACGTTTATGCTAAGAAAATCCAGTTAACTTCACAAGTTCAGTCTAATCAATCACAGTTTAATCAATTGCCTAGCGCATCGGTTATCCCATCAATGATTAGCACCGCAACTTACCGTATGTCAACTCGTGCTCAGTACGATAACTTTGATGAAGCCGCAACTGGCGTTTGGGGCTATGCGCTTCCAGAAGCTATGCGTTTAGGCGCAAGACAAGGTATCGCACAACAAATGCGTAATGCGTTGTTATACGGTTTCAACCCTGCAAACGGCGAAGGCTTGATTAATACATCAGGCGCAACCGCAGTTAATTTGGGTTCTGATACAAACGGTAACACAGGTTATTCCACTTGGGATAGTGGTCAACTTGCTCAGTATATGCTGAACATGATTGGCGCACTCAAGGTTCGTACCCTGCAAATCGGTCAACCTTTGCGTTTAGTATTCTTAGCACCACAAAGATTCATCAGCCAAATTTCATATTCTGGCGTTGTTTCTTTAACCCAGTTCCAACGAATTGGCGCAGGTGTAGAGACTGCCGCAGGTTTGATTGAGACTGTTGCAAAGTGGGCAGGTGGTGATGATGTAGTTTTCGCCGCTGATGACACTTTAATTGGTCAAGGTTCTGGCGGTACAGATGCGATCATTTTGATTGCTCCTGAACTCAAGATTCCTAAAGCCAACAACAAGATCAACACCAACGTATTTGCTACATTGACACCTAATATCACCGCAACTTCTTTAATGTTGACAGATGTTAGCGCACCAACAGAAATACCTACCCCCATCGCTGATGGCGGTATTACAACTCTGTACACAATGCGTTCAACTTCTGGTTGGGGTATTCGTCCTGAAGCATTGACAATCCTTTCTGCCGCATATTAAGCGGTAAGGGATAATCAAGTGGAAACCCTGGCTCAAAAGGTCGGGGTTTTCTTACTTTAACTTGGAGAAAATTATGTCTTTATTTGGTTCACTCGAAGAAGAAATCGTTTCTTTCATGGGCGAAGTTCGTTCTTTTATGGCTTCTTTTAACAACACAACTACTGCGGTAACTGATTCTGCACCTGCGGCAAGTGCAAGTCAGGTTACAGTTACTGCTACTGATGCCGCAAGCGCACCAACAGTAGTTACAACAACTGACGTTGCAGTTCCTGACCAATCGGTTGCAACCGTAACAACGCCAGTTAGCCAGTAAAATCAGTTATCTTGTGTGATGCCAAGATTTTGACGTTTTGAGGGGGCAGGGTTATAAAAGATTTCTTTGAGTTTTCTTTTGTAGCCGCATCATCTGCCTCCTCATCCCATCGGAGTTTAATGATGAAACTTTATGTAGCTAACTGTTCTAAACAAGAATTTCACTTCACCTATATGTTGCCCGAAAACCCAAGACCGTTTTCGCATCATATTCGTGCAGGTTCACAAATTGAAATCCCTGGTGCTAAAGAAGATATTGACTTTATCATCAAGCAACATTCAATTTACGGCATGAGAAAAATTGAAGAAATTGGCAAAGGCTTTACCAATTTGGCGTATCGCATTGACAAACCTATTAGTATTAGCGCAATCGAGCAAGGATTAAGTCAATCCGAGCAAGAAATGATTGACAGGGCTTTAGAAGCGAGGAAAATAACTGCGGTAGCATCCGATAAGATTATTGCCGATAAAGCCCAGGAGATGGGTTTAAAGATCAAATCGGGGCTAGAAGTAGAGATTACCGAAGAAAAGAAAAACTTGGCGGATACTGATGCCAAATTCGAGCAAACAATTGAGGTCGTCAAAGAGAATACTACGCCAATCAAGGGTAGAGGAAGACCCCGCAAATCTTGATAAAATAAAATTATGAGTGACCCCATTACAAACCCGCCATCCCTTACAGGTTTCGTTGCTTGGTCGCAAGCAGTAATGGGGCTTACTTCAGCCGTAATTAGCCCAACAGACCCAGGTTATGCGTATGCGTACCAAATTGCCTTGGATATTGTTCCTCAAGATTTTTTAGTTCAAGTTCCAGATATTTATACGTTAACGGTTTACAACTGGGCGGGTTCACAACTTCTTCAGTTCCAACAGGATTACGCAGGTCAAAACTTTTTTGCGAACGCAAGACAAGGCTACGGAATCAATAATTTCACCGCAGGAGTGATTAGTTCAGCTTCTGACGTATCAACAAGCGAATCCATAACTATCGGCAAGGGATTGCAAAACCTGCAACTGATGGATTTACAAAGAATTAAAGACCCATACGGTAGGACTGCATTAGGATTTATGCAATCCATCGGAACATTGTGGGGCTTAACTTGAAACTGAACATCGGCGTTTTAGAAGTTCCAGAATTGGATTCGGACAAAACAAGCTACGATGTTGCCGTAATTCTTGAAGAAAAATACGGTTTGTTTTCGGTTTATGCCGATCAATATGCCGAAGTAATGGCTCAACACATTAGCGAAGATGTGGCGGGTTCGATGGAAACTTTTTTAATGACAGGTCGATTTCCTGCTGAACCGTTGCCGCAAGCCGCTGATGCAATTGGAAAAGATTTTCAGAAGTTTATTTACACCAGGGAAGTCGAATCGGTTGGAATACCAGGCGTACCAACTCAAGCGGCTTTGATGGGCGTAAACAAGCGATTAAAGACAAAAAAGGGTGCAAGAAGACCGTCTTTCATAGATTCAGGAATCTTGGAATCCTCATTAAAAGCGTGGTTTGAATAATGGCAACAGTAGCTGAAACAATTACCGCAAAGACCCAATTGGGTTCTGGTTTGCAAGATGGGGTTAATACTTTATCGGGCAATGAAACGGTTACTTTTACACTTTATGTAAAACTAATACTTCCATTGGACGGTTACGTTTTTTGGGTCAATGCAAGTCTTTTGAACGATTCAGCAATTTATAACGCCCTGACTTATGGGTTCGCTGAGTTTGACAATAAGGGTTCTACCCTACCCGCCAGGCAGTTAAACGTGAAAGGTTCATTTCACTTTAATACTGATATGCACCAAAGGGATGATAGATTTACGGCTTATAACCATATTCTGTTTACTTCCATGCAGATTATTCAGGACTTTAACCTGACAAGCCCAAATCTGATTTATGTGGCTACTTACGAAGGCGTTCAGTTTGCCTTTAGTCGCAAAGACAACTATTACAAACAAGCCGATTTGTACCATTACAGGGGTGATGCGCTTTACTCCATCATGGATACGCAGTTAATCAATTCAATGACTGGATTTGATACGACAAGCGTTATTGTTAGTAATAGTTTGCCAATTTGGTTAACCTTGAATCAATTTTTCCCAATGTATCCAAGCTATTTGGTGGGGCAAAACTTAGCACCCCCTTATGCTTCTATTGATATTGACCCAAGACAAACAACGGCAATTCAGCAATTTCCTTTGATTAATTCTGAATCCAATCCAAGTCAATTGGTTCACGATACGGTAAAAATTACTATTTATGGTTTGCGCAATCACGATGCTTTGAATTTCGCAAATTATGTGTTCCAATATAGTCAAAATACTGATAATATCGGTATTATGAATATGCCAGTTATTCAGGATGAAAAAGAAACTCAACCTGAATTTGGCATTATTGCGATGAAAAAATCAATCACTTTTGAAGTGAGTTATTACCAATCAACTGTTAATAATATTGCTCAAAAAGCCATTGAAAGTGCATTTATGTCAGTTACGGTTAATTAATTTAAAGGAGAATCAAAATGGCAGTAGGACAAGGACAACCATCAGTAATTAATGGTGCAACAATCACAGGCAGAGGAATTAAAAACGTCCTCAACATTTCAACAAACACATTGGTAAAAGGCTCACAAGGTCGCATCGCTAACGTAAACGTAACTACCGCAGGTTCTGGCGCAGGTGCAGTTTATGATGCCGCTTCTGTTGCAAGTATTACTACTGCAACTGCCGCTTCTAAATTGGTTGCAGTCATTCCAAACACAATTGGCGCATACTCAATTGATTTCCCATGCCTTACAGGTATCGTAGTTGAGCCTGGAACTGGTCAAGTTGTTTCTGTAAGCTACAACTAATTAAGGAGGCATTATGCCTAATATTGTTAATGTTTCGGTCACTCAGCAGGTTGCGAGTGCGCCATCAACTTTGCAAAGAACAGGTGCAATTGTTAGCCAAGGCGGTACAACCTTGGCTTCAGGTACTACTCAATTATTGACTTCAGTTAGCGGTTTAAATAGCATTTTAAGTGGTGCTATTACTCTTTCCGCTATGACTTGGAGTGCAAACGTAGTATCAGCAACAACTGCAACTCCTCATGGTATTCCAAACGGTCAAATAGTATCTGCAATAATTACTGGCGTAACTCCATCGGGTTACAACGGCACTTATCAAATTACTTCAACTGGTGCTAATACATTTACTTATGCTTTAAGCGTTAACCCTGGTAGCTCAACTGTTCAGGGTGCGGTTACTTTGTCCGATGTTTCAGAATTGGTTGCACAAGTTACAACTTATTTTGCACAAGGCACAGGAAATGCGGTTTATGTACTAGAACTTGGAACTGGTTCACCTGCGGCGGGTGTAACGGCTTTAGAAGCCTACATTGCTAACCCAACGGTTAAGTTTTATAGTTACTTGTTACCTTTGCAGTGGGATGTAGAAACAACTGCGCCAACAATGGCTAGGTTGTATGTCAGCACGACTTCTGAGTTATATTTCTATGTAACCACAACAACTGCTACTTACACCAATTGGACAGGTATCAAATCAGTATTTGCAACACTTCAAACCCCAACTGCTCCAGTTACAGAATTTGATGCGGCGGCGATGTTTGCCATTACTTTGGGATACAACCCAGGTAGTTCCAACCTGGCTTCACCGCTTGAGTACACATTCTTATATGGCGTAACTCCTTATTCAACTCTAACAAATGCGCAACAAACTTCTTTGAGTGCGGTAGGTGTAAACTGGGTTGGAACAGGCGCACAAGGTCAAATTAGCAATACTTTGATTCAAACTGGTAGTTTCATGGATTTAAACCCATTTAACTATTGGTATTGCGTTGATTGGTTATCAATAAATGTCTCAATAGCACTTGCGGCGGCAATTATCAACGGTAGCAATACACCAACAAATCCTTTGTATTACAACCAAGCAGGTATAAATACCCTGCAAAAAGTTGCACAAGCTACGGTTAATAGTGGTATTTCTTTTGGTTTAATACTTTCACCCGCAACGGTCAATGCAGTATCATTCCAAACGTATATTACTCAAAACCCAAGCAATTATGCGGCAGGTATTTATAACGGTCTAAGTTGCACATTTGTGCCACTCAGAGGATTTACATCTATTACCATTTACTTGACTGCAAGTAATATTCCAGTTTAAGGAGCAATAAATGTCAAATCCACAAGTCGTACAAGGTACACTAAATAGACTACTTGCAAGCGTAGTATTTGCCAACTTTACCAACCTAAACGTAACTTCTGCTTACCTTGCAAAAGAAGCGATTAGCCTTGGTTTTGATGGCGACACTTCCCAGTTGATTGGCACTTTAACAGGTGCGGTTACAAGCCCAGAGCCTTACATTTACGGCACAGTAACCATGCACTTGTTAAGAACCCAAGCACTTGGAAACGCATACAAGCAACAAATTGAAACAAACACAACAATGGGTTCAGTTACTGTAATACCTGATTCTGTTGCTTTGAGTTCGTTCCAGTTGAACAATTGTGTTTTATCAAGTATTCAAGAAGTAGCTTTTGACGGTACACAAGCGGGTTTAATCGTTCGTTTGCGTGGCGTTTATAGTATCAACTCAAGTTTATTTGCAATCGGTTAAAAAGGATAAATTGTGAAAATCGACAGAAATCTGAACCTAGTGATGCAAGTTCAGACTGGTCGAAACGGATTGGTTTATATTCATTCCGCTTCAATTAGTCGATCTGTATTTGAGCAGTTTTACCTTGAATTGGGCAAAGTATTTAGTCAATGCTTTGATTCAATTAACCAGGCGCATTTGGCTTTATCTGCTCCCCAACTTGCTTATCCTGCCTTGAAGTCTTTGGCTATAAAGGCGGGTAATTGGGATGGAAATGGTGGCGTTAAGTTTGGTTTGATTAATGAAATAGTCAGATTAACCAACGTCATTATGAGTACAGAAAAAGGATGGGAAACAATTCCTTTTGACGTAGCGGTGAAAAGAGAAATCTTAGATGAAGATGAAGAAGCCGAAACTCTTTCATCCTTGGTTTTTTTTACTGCAATCTCCAAGGTTGCTCCGAAGGATTTGAAAAATTCTTTCTTGGAGATGGCAGGAGCGTTACGAAATTGGGAAATTTCATCCTTGGACTGTACGGCGTTTCAGAATGGCTTGCCGATACAGACAAAGCCAGAAACTATTGGCAAGAAGGTGAAGGAATCATCCATCATTGCTTAGAAAAATTAAGTAATGCCTGGTTTGGTGAATTTATCAAGGAAAGTGGCGGCAAATGGACGGATGCTAATGAATACAGGAATCGTCATTTAATAAAAGCAATCAGTAATAGATCACTTTTTTAAAAGAGAGAAAAATGGCAACCAAAAGTGTTATTCAGATTGACGTTTTAGACGAATCTTTTAAGAAATTTCAACAAGCATTTGATAAATATCAAGCCGCACTTAAAAAAATGCCTGGTGATTGGCAAAAGGTCAATCAGGCATCAGCAGGTGGCGCACAAGCGTTAAACAAGCACCTAGAAAAATCTTTAAAGAATCTGCAAGACTTTGATAAGAAAGTCAAAGATGCAAACAAAGATTTAAAAGAAACCGAAAAATCCACAAGTAATATTGCCCAAAACTTGGCTAATAGCGTTGTTTCGCTTGCCAGGTGGGTTACGCTAGGTTCAATTGGCGGTGGCTTTGGATTGGGCGCATTAGGCGCAAGCGCAAGCGATTACCGCAGACAAGCGCAAGGATTGGGTATTTCTACTGGCGGATTAAGAGCCGCAAACGTCAATTTGGGGCGTTATATCAACCCAGGACAGGTTTTAGGCAACATTGCTGATATACAGAATGACCTATCAAGAAGTCCGATTCTGAGCCGTTTAGGGCTTGTTGCAGGGCAAAATGCGGAACAAGCATTGCCAACAATTATCACCAATGCCATCAAGCTATTTAATCAGGGAGGAAAAACAAGCCAATTTGCTCAAGCAATGGGATTAACCCAAGTTTTCAGCTTAGAAGAATTGCGCCGTTTGTCTTCACTCAGCCAAAAAGAATTACAAGAAACTTTCAAAAGATTAAAGCAAGACAGGGATACATTGTCGGTTGACGATGAGACAAGTCGCAAATGGCAGGATTTTTGGGTTCAACTCAAACGATCTGGTAATGATCTTGAAACCAAATTAATTGACAAACTGGTTGCCCTTGCACCTGCTTTTGAAAAAGTATCCGAAGGAATTACAAAATTCATAACAAGTTTGCTTGATAGTCCAGATTTAAAAAAATGGATTGAAAACTTGGGTGAAAATATTGGTAAATTTGGCGAATATCTAACATCGCCTGAATTTAAGCAAGATGTTGCAGAATTTTACAATTCCATAAAAAGTTTTGGAATTACGGTGATGAACGCCGTCAATTTCATTCAGGATTTGCTTAAAACGCCTGAACAAAGAAATGCAGAATTAAAAGCAAAAGGAAAATTAACTCCTGAAACAATGAGTTATTCCATGTCAACAAGATTTGCTCAATTTTTGTACGAACATGGTCTTTATGCAAGCGGTCAACAAGATAGCCCTGAAATGGCTAGATTTAAACAGGAAATGGCAAAAACTTCGCCTACTGTCGGTTCAATAGCTGAAAGGTTTATGAATCCTGGTAATTTGAGAGTTCCTGGAAGTGCAACACAATTTCAAAAATTTTCTTCAAATGAGGAAGGATTAAGGGCAATGGCTAAACAATTATTACGCTACGAACGGCGTGATAATTTAGATACCGTTGAAGGTATTGTCAGCAAATATGCGCCATCTTCCGAAAATAATACTCAAGCCTATATTAAAAGTGTTTTGGCTAGAACTGGATTTGCGCCTGGTCAGCACTTAAACTTAGAAAATCCTGCGGTTCTTTCTAATTTAATGTCAGCTATGACAAAACAAGAAAACTCAAGAAGCAACTTTACCGCAAGTGATATTCAAAGAATTTTAATTCAAGATTTTACTGGTGGTAATATAATTATAACAACCAATGGAATGAAGTGAGGATTGTATGAGTTCTTTTGGTCAAACCGCATTTCAAGCCGCATACGAAATATCGCCCATTATTTTGCAAAATGGAATTGCGCAATTTATTCCTGGCGGATTGTTGCCGATTACTGTTTTGACTGAAATGTTTGATATTCCAGGAATTGAAGAAGGTCAATTTTTTGCGCATTACAAGCCTTTGCCTGGAAGCACATTAGCAGATTGGCAGGTAGCTGAATATCCATTTTTTAGTTTGCAGATGGCGGCTAATGCGGTTGTTCAAATGCCTTTAAAAGTTAGTATGCTGATGGTTTGCCCTGCGCAAAATGATGGCGGTTATTTAATCAAGCAAGCTATTTTGACCGCTTTACAAACAGAAATTCAAACGCACATATCCCAAGGCGGTACATTTACGGTTATCACCCCTGCTTACACCTACACCAATTGCCTTTTAACAGGCATCAGGGACGTTAGTAGCGCAGGTGACAAGCAAGTACAACTGATGTATCAATGGGACTTTGTACAACCTTTAATTACCGTTACTGGGGCATTGCAGGTTTTGGGGTCGCTATTGCAGAACATTGGTGCAGGTAATCCAGTACCTACTAATATAACTTCTACTATATCAAGTTGGTAATATGACTACATTCGTTGCATTTAACCCATCGCCAAATCAGCCGTTTCAATTTAATCCTACTTTGGATGGTCAAACGTACATTGCAACTTGTACTTGGAATGTTTATGGGCAAAGGTATTGCGTCAATATTTATAACAATTTTAGGACTTTAATCGTTAGCAGACCAATTATTTCATCTCCTGATGATTATGATATTAATCTGGTGTTTGGTTATTTCACTACTTCATCTTTGGTTTACAGAGCAAGTAGTGGAAACTTTGAGATTAATCCATAAATGCGTTTTTACAACATTGTCATAAGCCCAGGATCGCAAAGTCAAACGGCTTTTCTACCTATAACCTATTCTTCAATGGTTATACCTGGTATTGTGCCAACTGGATTAGACAATACATCAGCACTCAGAGTCGATTTAGATATTTTTCAAACTTGGTATCATCAGCCGTCACAAATTGGAACGGTCAGGATTTATGGCGTTTCATTCCAAGATTTAAACCAATCTGCTAATTTTAACGGCGCAAAAATTCAAATTTCTGTTGGAATGTCTGCGGGGTTGCCTTTTGCAGATCAATTTCAAGCAGGATTAATTATTGATGGAACAGTAATTCAGGCGTTCGGAAATTGGCAAGGAACTCAAGTTGTTCTTAATTTGCAAGTCGCCCCCGCAACCTATAACCCAAGTGCTAATGCCAACATCATTTTGGATTGGAAAATGGGTCAACCATTACAGTCAGCCGTTGAAAGTTCTTTGTCAATATCTTATCCAGGCGTTCCAGTTTATGGAGAATTTAGCCCAAATCTTGTATATACAGAAAATGTAACTGGTTACTATCCTAATTTGGAATCATTTTGCAAATGGGTTAACGACACTAGCAAAAATATTATTAAATTACCAAATTACATTGGCGCAAGTGTGGCTAATTCTGCCATTGGCTTTGTTTTGACGGACGGAACAACACCTGCAACTGAATCAGCGGCTATCAATTATTGGGATTTAATTGGTAATATTACTTGGATTGATGTTGCTACCGTTCAAGCAAAATTGGTTATGAGGGCGGATTTGAATATTGGAGATAGCATTATCTTTCCTGCGGGAAGCCCAATTACAAATACAGTTGCAAGTTTTTCTCAATATAGAAATCTTGTTTCCTTTGATGGCATTTTTACAATAACGCAGATACGTCATGTTGGAAATAGTCGCCAAGCAGATGCAAACAGTTGGGTAACTATTATTGATTGCGTTATTCCTGGCGTGCCTTTAACATTGGATGAATTATGAGCCAGGCACAAAAAACACCGTTTGCGAGGACGATGAATGATTTTTCTCAACAAAAGATTGAGAATAATATTAATTCGCTTGGGAAAGTATTACCTTGTTCGGTCGTTTCTGTTGAAGGGGCAATTGTTACGGTCAATTTTGAGGTTTACAGTACATTAAATACCCCATTACCCCCAGTAACTTGCGCAACTATTGGAAGCCAATATATTCGTACCCCCATACAAGTAGGTGATTTGGGAATTTGTATTTCGGCAGATGTTCGACTTGGTGGAATTAATGGATTGGGAGCAGGTTTAGCCCCCTTAGATTCACCTGCAAGCAATTTGGGTGCTTTGGTATTTGTTCCAATTGGAAGTTCTTTGTGGGAAGAAGTAAACCCCTTGGCGGTAGTTATTCAAGCACCAGATGGGGCAAGTCTTGCAGATACCGCAGGTGATAATTCTATTGTGGTTACAAATACTGGAATTCAAGTATCTAGTTCAACAAGCCTTACTTTATCGGTCGGTTCTAATACAATCTCAATAACATCATCTGGAATAAGTATTACTGGTACTTTGACCATAAACGGCAAACCATTCTTGGCGCACCAACATACTGGAGTTACCACAGGAAGCGGTGTTTCAGGGGGAGTATCACCATGAGAAGCTACGGACAAGATCAAAACGGAAATTGGGTAGAAATTACCGAAACTTCTTATATTTGGTTGGCAACATTGATTCAAACTTTGCGCTTAACCCAAGGGGAAAGCCCAGTTTATGGAAATTACGGCATACCAGGGCAAAACTCTGTTATGACCCAAATTGCGCCTGATGTTGCCTTAAATAGAACACAATCCCAGTTCGCACCTTATTTTGCAAGTTTAACAATTCTTAGACAACAAAACGCAACGCAACCAACTTACAATATTAAGGCGGTTTTCCAAAATGGGACGACAATCCAAACTACGGTAGTGAGTTAAAAAATGGCACAACTAACAACGGCAGGTGCAGTACCAACTAGCCCAACGGATTTATTAAACGCAGAAATAGCGGCGGCAACCGCATTATCCCCAGGATTGACCGCAAATTTGCCTGGTTCACTTGTCGAAGATATGGCATCAACCGCAGTCGGTGCGGTAGTTATTCAAGATCAAGCATTTGTTGACTTGGTTAATTCGATTTCCCCCTATACCGCTAACCCATTTATTCTTTACGAATTGGGTGCGGTTTACGGCGTTACGCAAGGCGTAGGCAATAATACATCGGTTTATGTAACTTTTATTGGTACGCCTGGGTTTGTAATTAGTGCAGGATTTGTTGTTTCTGATGGAACGCATCAATACACAGTACAAGACGGTGGAATTGTTTCTGCAAGTGGTCAAAGTGCCGCCCTTTACTGTTTGGCAAATAATGCAGGTTCTTGGGCAGTTCCAATTGGTACAGTCACAACTATCGTTACTTCCATACCATCAGGAGTTACCCTAACTTGCACAAATGAATCGGCAGGTGTTCCAGGCGCAACTGCTCAAACAATTCAAAGCTATCAGGCGCAAGTAATTCAGGCGGGACAAGCAATTGCCACAGGTATGCCAACATTCCTGAAAACTCAACTTCAAAAAGTATCGGGAGTTCAGCCAAATTTAATTTCTGTACGTCAACCAACATCTGGTACGGCTTGGGAAGTTATTGTTGGCGGTGGAGACCCTTACGAAGTGGCAAATGCCATTTATACAGGATTGTTTGATATTTCTAATCTGGTTGGTTCTACTTTTCAAGTAACCAACATTACAAACGCATACCCCGCCGTTGTGACGATTAATCTGAATCATGGCTACACAACTGGTCAAGTTGTTCAAATTACTGGCGAAACTGGAATGTCAAACGTCAATGGCAATAATTTTGTTGCTATCGTTATTGATGAAAAAACTTTTAGCCTTAATGTAAAAATTTCAACCATAACTTGGTCAGGTGGTACGGTTACAGTTACAACAGCTTCCCCTCATGGATTGCCAACTGGAACAACTTCGGGAACGATTTACGGATGTACCCCAAGTGCTTACAACGGTTCTTACACATTCACAAGAACAGGCGCAAGCACCTTTACTTATCCTTTGGCATCAAACCCTGGAACTGCTACGGTTTTGGGTTATACGCCCTTTGATTCGGCTTCTCAAGGGGCTTGGACAAGCGGGGGTGTGGTAACTCCTAACTTTAGGAATGTAACGGTATCAATCAATAATTACCCCGATACTTACAACATTACTTTTGTAAACCCTCCTCCTCAAACGGTGACGGTTACATTGCTTTGGAATACCATTGCGGTTAACTATGTATCAACAACTGCAATTGCTTCTACTGGCATACCTGCAATTGTTGCTTATATCAATTCAATTCCAGTAGGTCAGCCAATTAGTATTTTTGATTTACAAATGGCATTTACGACTGCGGTAGCTTCGTTATTAAATGTTAGCCTAATTTCAGAAATGCAATTTACAATAACAATCAATGGGATAACAACTTCACCATCAAGTGGTCAGGGAGTAATTTATGGAGACCCTGAAAGTTATTTTGAAACGACTAATGGTTTGGTAACTATTACACAAGTATGATTTCCCAAATACTACCTGCTTATCTTTACCAACAATACCAGGGTGGTACTGCGCCCCCTGCTTTTACAAATGGTCAATCAGCGATTGCGGGATTTGGTATTGCAGGAGAAGCTATTGCAGGTGCAAGTTCATTAACTCAGCCAGTTCCTTATGTTGAATCATTCTTTGATGCTTATAACGCAACTGCACAAAGTTACTTAGATCAAATTAATTCACTTAATTTGCCAATCTATACAAAATTAAGTTATCCATTATTAGATTGGGTTGGAAATTCTTTGTACGGTCAGCCTCGTCCTACTTTGACGTTGAACAATATTCAATTGGTCGGCGGTACTTACAACGCTGATTTGTACGATACCCAGGTTTATGACGGCGTAAAGATTCAAATTAATGGTATTGCAATTACTGCTATTAGTTGGACAAATGGAATTGTTACGGTCACAACTTCTGCATCTATCGCAGTTCCAACAGGCGTACAGTTTGTTGGATACATTTACGGATGTACTCCTAATGCGTATAACGGTTTATATCAATGTACTCAAACTGGAACTTATACCTTTACCTATAATTTATTAAATAATCCAGGTAGTGAAACAGTTCTAGGAATTGTTCAATTATCTGCCGAAACTGTAAGTGATGACATTTACCAAAGATGTATTACTTGGAATTTCTATAAAGGCGATGGATTTCAATTTAATATTAATTGGCTAAAAAGAAGAATAATTAGATTCTTAACAGGCGCAAATGGCGTTGCACCTGAGATTGATAACACCTACAATGTCAGCGTAACTTTTCAATCTGGAAACAATGTTCTAATCACGATTCCAAATACTTTTGAATCTTCGGTGGCTATTTATTTAGCATCGGCTTTGAATTCAGGAGTATTACAACTGCCGTTCCAGTACATTTTTACAATTGCTTATTAAAGGGTTAGTATGTCTGTTTTAATATTTGCTAACAACGCTAAAACAACCCTTTCAAGTGCGTTGACCAGTTCTGCTACGACTGTAAATGTGGCATCAGGAACAGGCTCATTGTTCCCCAATCCATCTGGAACACAATATTTCATTTTGACTTTGGTCGATGCGGCAACTGGTTTGCTTAATGAAATCATGTGGTGTACTGCTAGATCAGGCGATTCTTTAACAGTCGTTCGTGGTCAAGAAGGCACTACTGCAAAATCCTGGTTGCTTGGTGATTATGTAAATTGTTTTCCAACTGCGGGAACGCAAGCTACTTTTGTTCAGCCTGACCAAGTTCAAAAAGGGACTTATGGTTTTGCAACTGCCGCAGGAACTGTAAACGCATTAACTGCATCTGTTGCATCTGATTTGAGTTCAATGCCTGACGGTATGCCCATGATTGTTGAGGCAACTGGTGCAAATACTGGGGCGGTTACTCTTAATTTGACGATGGGAAGCACAATTACTGGAGTTTTCCCAGTAGTTAAAGGAAGCAATAGTGCTTTGGTTGCAGGTGATATACCGATTGCAGGTTATCCAATTCAATTAAATTGGTCGTTAACTCTCAATTCTTGGGTTATTCAAAATCCTGCATTGGGTATTGATACGATTCCCACAGGCGTAATTTTCACATTTCCTTGTACAACTGCACCCGCAGGATATTTAATTGCTGAAGGACAATTGGTTTCAAGAACTACTTATGCAAAACTTTGGGCATTTGCTCAGAGTTCTGGAAATATTGCGGCAAGTGATGGCGCATGGGTTCAAGGTCAATTTAGCCCTGGCGATGGTTCTACTACTTTTAGGCTTCCACAATTAGGTGGATATTTTATTAGGGTTTTAGATAACGGCAATGGAATAGACCCAGGTCGTTCAATTGGAACGGTGCAAGGCGGTCAAAACGTATCCCATACGCATACTGCTTCAGTAACTGACCCTGGTCATACTCATGCCGTAAATTTTAATGACCCAGGCCACCATCACACATACGGGTTAAGTGGAAATCAAAATCAAACTTTATCTGGTGGGCCAAGTCTAGCAAATTTAGGTGTTACAACAACTAACACAAGTACAGAATTTACTAATATTTCAGTATCAAACGCAACCAATACAACAAGCATTTCAGTCACAAACTCATCTCAAGGGGGGTCTGAAACAAGACCTATTAACATTGCTTATTTATATTGCATCAAGTATTAAGGAGTTATCATGTCAACATTAAATTATGGAAGCCCAATTACAGGCACGTTAGCGACAACAACTGCCGTTGCAACAATTCCTAATACACCCTTTCCTTTGACTATTGTTTTAAATTCTGCCGCAGGTGGTAGAGCAATTCAATTGTCAGTTGACAATGGTGCAACTTATTATTCAGCAGTAACACCAACTGCGACACAAACAGGACAAATTTATTACGTTTTGACTTTCCCAGTTACCAATATTAAATTTACTGGTGCGGCTAACGACACTTATTCAATTTTGTCTTAATGTATAACTTAACCCTTTTATTTGCAAATCAGGCGCAAACAACGCTTGCGTTGCCAGTTTCCAGTACGGCTACGACTATTCAGGTCGCAAGTGGTACAGGTTCTTTTTTTCCTGCGCCTGGTGCAAATCAAGGGTTATTGTTAACCTTAGTTAATGCGACAAATCAATTAATTGTTGAAATTGTTCTTTGCACAAATATAACAGGCGATGTTTTAACTGTTCAAAGAGCGCAAGAAAGTACGGTCGCACAATCTTGGAGTAGGGGTGATTTTGTCATCAACATGATGACTTCAGGAACTGCAAACACTTTTCCTCAATTGTATGGATTGGAAAACCAACTTTATAGCGCATCTTTTATCAGCATGGCAACCGAAACTGGTCAGGTTACTACCTTGCCAGTTAACGCCAATGATTTGGCAAACAAACAATATGTTGATTCGGTCAGCGGTGCGGCGGCTTCTAAATATGAGTGCCAATGCGCAACAACTGCAAATATCACCCTTTCAGGCTTGCAAACGCTTGATGGATACACAACTTTAGCCAACGATAGGGTATTGGTCAAAAACCAAAACAACAATGCTTATAACGGTATTTGGGTTGCTAGTACGACTGCTTGGATTAGATCAAGCGATATGGATAATTGGTCGCAAGTTCCAGGTGCTACTACTTTTGTGCAAAATGGCACGTTGTATGCTAATACTGGTTGGGTGGCTATTACTTCAGAAACTGGTACGATTAATACAACGCCTATTATTTGGAGTCAGTTTAGTGGTCAAGGAACATATACCGCAGGAACAGGGCTTACCCTCACAGGAACACAATTTAGCATTACAAATACTGGTGTTACCCCTGGTTCTTACGGTGTGGCTAGTTCTGTTCCTACTTTGGTTATTAATTCGCAAGGACAAGTAACAGGCGCATCTAATACGCTGATTAGCATTTCTGCGGGACAGATTAACTCAGCAATTCCAAATTCTGGACTTGCCAACAGTTCGATCACAATTGGGTCAACTTCGGTTTCTTTGGGTGGTACGCTGACAACCCTTGCAGGTACGTCTATTAGTGGTTCTACTAATACGTTGACCAACATACCCAATTCAGCCTTGGTTAATAGTTCTATCACCATCAACGGCAACAATGTATCGCTTGGCGGTAGTACAACGGTGACGGCGGTTAATCCTTATGCTTTAACCATTGGCTCTGGTTTGACTGGCACAAGCTACAACGGTTCAGCGGCGGTCACAATTGCCCTGGCAAATGTCGGAACGGCAGGAACATACGGTTCAGCAGGTTCTACGGCGGTTATTACGACCAATGCTTATGGTCAGGTCAGTTCAGCAACTACAACAAGCATCAGCATTTCACCTGCTCAGATTAACGCAACAATTCCAAATTCAGGGCTTACTTATTCAAGCATTACGATTAATGGCGATGCGGTCAGCCTTGGCGGTTCAATTACTGTTACTGCTGATGTACCCTATTCGCTGACTGCGGGAACAGGATTGTCGGGAGGTTCTTTTAACGGCTCTGCACCAGTTACATTTGCCATCGCTAATACTGCGGTTACGGCGGGGTCATACGGTTCTGCAAGCAATACTTTGGAAGCAACGGTTAACGCCCAGGGACAATTAACGGCTTTGTCAGCGGTATCAATCAGCATCGCCCCAAGTCAAATTAATGCGACTATACCCAATTCAGGACTGACGAATTCATCCATCACCATCAATGGAAACAACGTCAGTTTAGGCGGTAGCACGACCGTAACTGCTGATACACCCAATAGCCTCACTTTTAATAATGGTGGCTCTGGTGCGGCATCTGGCACGACCTTTAACGGTTCTTCTGCTCAAACTATTTCATATAACACCATCGGTGCTTCACCTTTGGCGGGTTCGACCAGTTTAACGACTGTTGGCACAATCACAACTGGAACTTGGAATGGAAGCGCAATTGCCAATTCCTACCTTGCAAATTCATCTGTTACCTACAACGGCGTTAATGTTGCTCTAGGTGCTTCAGGAACGATTACCGCTAATACTACAAACGCATTAACGATTGGAACTGGTCTTAGCGGAACATCTTTTAACGGTTCTGCGCCAGTAACGATTGCGATTGCAAATTCAGGCGTAACGGCGGGTTCTTACGGTTCAAGTGCGGTAATACCAGTTATTACGGTCAATTCGCAGGGGCAAATCACAAGTATTAGCACTCAGGCAACAAATGCACCCACTTATCAGGGCACTTGGAACGCATCAACAAACAACCCAACTTTAACTTCTAGCGTTGGAACTCAAGGGTATTATTACGTTGTTAGCGTTGCAGGTACAACCACTTTAAACGGTGTATCTGATTGGAACGTGGGTGATTGGGCAATATTTAGCGGTGGTGTTTGGGAGAAAGTACCAGGTTCTAATACTGAATCCTTTACAAATCTCACGACAACCAATTTGGCGGTTACTGGTCTTACTGGCTATATGTATGCCAATAATACAAGTGGTAACGTAACTGCAAGCACAACGATTCCTACAACGGCTTTGTCGGGCACAATCACAAATGCTCAACTTGCCAACTCAACCATTTCAGGCGTGTCCCTTGGTTCTAATCTTAATGCGCTGACCATTGGAACTGGACTTTCGGGAACTTCTTACAACGGTTCTGGTGCAGTTACGGTTTCAATTACAAATACTGCGGTTAGCGCAGGTTCATACGGTTCAGCATCAGCAGTTGGAACTTTTACGGTAAACGCACAAGGTCAATTGACTGCGGCAGGTAGTACCACTATTTCGATTGCGCCAAGTCAAATTAACGCTACGATTCCAAATAGCGGTTTGACTTATTCAAGTATTACTATCAATGGTAATTCTGTTAGCTTGGGTGGTTCAACCACAATTACGGCAGATATTCCAAATAGTTTGACGTTCAACAATAGTGGAACAGGCGCATCTTCTGGTACATCGTTTAACGGCGCAACCGCAACAACTGTTTCATATAACACGATTGGCGCAAGCCCATTAGCAGGTAGCACAAGCCTAACAACCCTGGGAACGATTGCAACAGGCACTTGGAATGGCACAACCATCGGCATCGGTTATGGTGGCACAGGATTGTCCTCAACGCCTACAAACGGACAATTATTGATTGGAAATGGAAGCGGGTATTCTCTTTCGACCATTACTGCGGGAACTGGTATTTCTGTTACCAATTCATCTGGCGGTATTACGATTGCGGTTAATGGTACTGGCGAAGTTACAAGTTTCCAAACTTCTTTGTCAGGATTAACACCAAGTACGGCTACTGGCGGTGCGGTGACTTTGGCGGGTACTTTAGGGATTGCTTCTGGCGGTACAGGTTTAACTTCATTTGGAACTGGCGTTGCAACTGCTTTAGGAAATAATACTAATAGCGCAAGCGGGTTTGCGGTTTTTGATGCCAATAAAAACTTAACAGTTAATTGTTTATTTGAAGGTTTTACATCTCAGGCGGCAAGTGGAACGCAAATAACATTGGTTGCAAGTTCCGTACAAAACTGGTTGATTACTGGTTCTGGCGGTCAAACTATTCAAGTACCAGATGCAACAACCTTGCCAAATGGCGCATTGTTTACTTTTAACAATAATCAAAGTTCAGGAACGATTGTTGTCAAAAATAATTCAGGAACTACGATTTGCACAATTCAATCGGGTGGCTATATTGAAGTTATTCTTCAAAATAATTCAATTGCGGCGGGAACTTGGGATTACCACAACTTAGTACCTGCAAACGCTTCCTGGTCAGCAAATACACTATCTTGGGTGGGTTCATATACTGGTGGCACTTGGAACGGTAATGCGGTCGGTATTTTATACGGCGGTACAGGCGCAACAACGGCAAGCGGTGCTTTGTCCAACCTTGGCGGTGCGCCATTAGCTTCGCCTACATTCACAGGCACAGTAACGCTTCCAACTGGCACAACAAGCGCAGAACCCTTGCTTTTTGTGGCAGGAAGTAACCTTACTTCGCCAGTACAGGGGGCGCAAGAATATGACGGTAATTCGCTTTATATTACTGGCAATACTTCTACTGGTAGCGGTCGGCAACTTATCCAAGCCTCACAAATTGCACAGTTGGCAACTTCAGCTTCCGTCAGTTCAGGCGGTCAATTCTTTACAAGTACGGTCAGACCTGAATTAATTTCAGGTCATTTTTACAAAATTGAATACAATTTAATTTTCACTTCGTATAGTTCTGCTCAAACGGTATTGTTTGGCTTTACCAATTCAGCATCGGCAAACTTTACAACCCTAAACGCAAACTATACTTTGATTCAGCAAGGATACGGAACGACTGCGGTAAGTAATATTTATGCAAGCGGTGCGACAACCACAACTTCTCAAGCAAGCCAACCATTACAAATTTCAACAGGTTATGTGGTCAGGCTTGAAGGTTATGTCATACCATCGGCAAATATGCGTTTACAGTTAATCGTGACCACAAGCACAGGAACTATTACTTCTCAATTGGGTAGTAATTTTGTCATCACAGACCTTGGAAACCAAAATACAATCGGCAACATAGGATAACCAAAAATGAGCAGTATTACATTTGTAGATTACCAAACCATCATACCTGCATCATGGTTAAATGATGTAAATAACATGGTGTATAACGGCGTTGTCCCTGCGACAACCCTATCGCCAACGAATTTATCCGTCAGTACAAATGCGAGTATTGCGAACATTACCAATAACGTAGTGTTTACTTCTACTGGCGCAATTACTTTGCCAAATGGTACAACTGCGCAAGAACCTGGTACGCCAAGTGCAGGTATGATTCGTTTTAATTCAACAAAAACCCAATTTGAAGGATACAACGGTTCAGCTTGGTCTTCTTTTGGAATTGTTGGTGGTTCAAACGCACAAGTTCAATACAACAGTTCTGGTGCATTAGCAGGTTCTTCAAATTTAACATTTGATGGAACAACTCTAACGGTAAATGGTTTAATTACAGGTTCAGCTTTTAGCACTTACTTAGCAAGCCCTCCTGCGATTGGTGGAACAACGGCTTCTTCAGGTAAATTCACAACTTTGACAAGCACAAGCGATGCTACGCTACACGGACTAACAGTAGGTTTAGGTGGGGGTTCTGTTGCAAGTAATACCGCTTTAGGAGTTAATGCTTTAATTAATTCAACTAATAGCAGTTATGGAGTTACAGGATTTGGCTATTCTGCTTTAAATTCTAATACTTCGGGTAATTCTATTGTTGCTGTTGGCGCAAATGCGCTTTTGTCAAATACAACTGGTTCATCTTCCGTTGCGGTAGGGCATGAGGCTTTAAAACTAAACACCACAGCATCTAACAATACAGCAGTAGGGTATCAAGCAGGGTATACAAACACTACGGGAGAAAGAAACGTAGCCGTTGGAGGAGGTGCTTTATATACAAACTCTACTGGGGTTCGTAACGTAGCAGTTGGATTTAATTCGTTAAATCAAAATACTGCTTCATACAATACCGCAGTTGGAGAAGATTCTTTATCTAATAATTCAAGTGGTACTTATAATACAGCCATGGGTTATTTGGCCCTTTACTCCAACACCACAGCATCTAACAACACCGCTGTGGGGTATCAAGCCTTAAATGCTAATACAGCATCTAACAATACAGCCGTTGGGTATCAGTCACTTAGTGCAATAACTAGCGGGACTTATAATACGGCAATAGGATTTGAAGCGGGTAACACACCAAGCACAGCTAGTTATAACACTTTTGTTGGCTCTAGAATTACACAAGGTGCTGGTTCTGCGTTAACAGGAGGCAATAATACTTGTGTTGGAGATTATTCAGGATATTCTTTGGCTGGATCTGCTACCTATAATACTCTTTTAGGTCAATCAGCTGGTTCTAATATCACTACAGGATCTAACAATACTTTAGTTGGTTATAATTCGCTACCATCATCCGCAACAGATACTTATGAAATTGTTATTGTTGCAAGTAATGGTGGAGGTACAGGAAAAGGTAGTTCTACAGGATTTATTTCTCCTAATGGTGGAAATATGTATCAAGGTAGCAACACCACATTATGGTCTGTTTCTTCTGATGAACGATTAAAGAAAAATATTGTTGATAACACTGTTGGTTTAACTGCTATCAACGGCATTAAAGTCCGTAACTTTGAATATCGTTTGCCTGATGAAATTACAGATTTAGACAAGTCAAATGCTGTAGAAATTACAGGAACACAACTTGGTGTTATCGCTCAAGAACTTCAGCAAGTGTTACCTGATTGTGTAAAAACAGAATCTACTGGCGTTTTGTCCGTAGATTCTAGTGATGTTCTATGGCATCTTGTTACGGCAGTTCAGCAACTCAGCGCACAAGTTACTGCATTACAAGCTAAGGTGGGCGCATGAACACACTTATCACAACCTTAAAATCAAAGCAGGTTATTTGGGCAATCGTTATTGCCATACTCTCAGTATTGCAGGGCTTCGTCATGGAGCTATCCCTAACTCCTATCCATCAAATGATAGTGGGTTGTATAATTTCTGTGGTCGTAGTGTTACTGCGATTTATTGAAACACCAAGTTCATAATATAATAATCTTGGCAATTTCGCCGTAAATTAGGAAATAGTGATGCTAACACCTGACCAAATCTTTAAAGACCAACCTATTACCGTACCTGCAAGCATGGTTCATGCTATCTGGACTTATATTAGTTCTAAGCCAAGTGCTGAAACCGCATGGTTAGTTGTTCCATTTCAACAAATGGTAGGACAACAAATGAAAGCATTGGAAGATGCCGCCAACGCATCAGCACCTGCTGAGACAACAGAAGCCCCAACGGTTCAATAATGGCAACCCTCGCAGATGTCAGCAACAAAATAGATACGCACGTTGACGTTTGCGAGATTCGTTATCAGGCTATTGCCGAACAAACCAGAGGCGTAAATGCCAGGTTAAAACGCCTTGAAGGAATACTTATCGGGGGAGGTGGCGCAATTATTTTGCTTTTGCTTGAGTTGGTATTAAACAAGCATTAGGAGAGCATCATCGACCCTTTTACCCTTGCAATGATGGCTATTGGCGCAGTTAAATCTGGCGTTGCAATGTACAAGGAAGCCAAATCAGTTGGTAAAGAAGCTATTGGGGTTATTACTGAGATTTCTGAAGGTCTTGGTTCTTTTTTTGAACACCAAGAAAAAGCGATTGAATATGCTAAAGAAGCTGAAAAAAACCCGCCTAAAGGGAAAAGCCTACAAGCTATTGCTCTTGATAACGTCCTCAGAAGAAAAAAACTTGAACAAGCCGAAGCAGATTTGCGCACTATGCTTACCTGGGAAGCCCCGCCAGAACTTGGAGCATTGTGGACAGACTTCCAAGCTGAACGAGCCAAATTAATGGCGGATAAAGATAAGTTTGACAAGGCGCAAAAAAAAAGGATGAACGAGAAAAGATACAACTTAAAGCTGATAGAGAAAAATTCCAGTTTAAACTTGCAATCTGTATTGCAGTCTTGGTCTTCTCCCTTACTTGCATTGGATTAATGTATTACATCCGAATGGATTATTTGGAAAGTTTGAAAGGTGATCGAGGACACATTGAATTCAAAAAGAAATTTCACGATAATTCGGTTGAAATTGAATGTTTAAAGATTTTCCAGGAAACTGGATATTTGCCTAAATACTGCCCATGAAACACAACGAACATTGGTTTTTTAAGTCTTGGCGACCTTACTTGGCTTGGCAGTATGGGTTTATTTGTCTTTGTGATTTTGTACTTTTGCCCTGCCTTTATTTTTGGGTTCAGCAGTTTGAAACCCAAGCGGTTAATGATGCGTACAGGGAATGGAAACCCTTAACAACACAAAACGGCGGGTTGTTTCACATGGCGCACATGGCTATTGTTGGCGTATCAGCTTATGGTCGTAGCCAGGAAAAAATTGGAATGATGCCAAGCGGTATGCCACAAGGCAGAATGACCGAAACTATTACTGAAACCGAAACTATCAAAACTCCCTTGCGTTCCTCAATGGGTGATGGAGCAAGGGCAAAACCCCCACAGGATGATTAATGAAAGCAATTATCGTTGAACTATTACTCCTGATTGTGACTGCACTTGGGTGTACTTTTATTGGACATTATTACGGCGAACAAGACGTACAAGCCAAATGGGATGCACAAAAAATTGTGGATGCTGAAGCTACTGCCAAGGCAATTAAGGAATCCAATGATAAAGTTCGTGCAATTGAACAGGCGGCGAATTCAAGGGTTTACCAGGTTTCCGCTAACTATGAAGCTAAATTAAGGAAGAAAGACAATGAAAAAACTACTTTTATTAATAAGTCTCGGACTGACGGCTTGTGGGTCGATGCCATCTGCCCCAAAGTTTCTTCAAACCAGTTGTCCAATGATTCCTCCCCCTCCGCAAAACCTGATGGTAGCTCAACCGTCAGACTTTCTAATGAAACTACCATCAACCTTATCAACTACGCCGCCCATGCCAACCAAGTAGCAGAGCAGTTGAGGGGATTGCAAGAATACGTTAAAAAGATTCAGGAAATGCAAAATGCAAAATAACTTTGAATATTGCTTGGATAAACTTCTTGCCCCAAGCAGGGAAGGCGGCTTCGTAAATGACCCACAAGACCCAGGCGGAATTACAAATCATGGCGTAACCATGAAAGTTTGGGAAGAATGGGTTGGCAGACCATCAAGCGAGGAAGAAATGCGTAATCTGACGATTGATGATGTTGCGCCCCTTTACAAAGCCAGATATTGGGACGTTGTAAGCGGTGATGAACTTCCTGGGGGGGTAGATCACGTTGTGTTTGATTGTGCGGTTAACGGTGGCGTTAAACGTGCGGGAAAGCTATTACAGGCTTGTATGGGCATGGAGCAGGACGGCGTAATTGGTCAGGAAACCATAATCGGTACTGAACAAGTCGAACCGCAAGATTTGATTAGTGAATTCTCACAAAGACGTTTGCAGTATTTACAAGCATTACCCACTTTTGGTCATTTTGGCAAAGGTTGGACTAGGCGAGTTAATGAAGTGGAAGAAGAAGCTAAACAA